GCACGCGGTGCGGCGTTGCCGGCATAGGTCGCCGGCAACGCCGCACCGCGTGCCGTGTCAAATACGACGGCGACGTTGGTGCCGTAGACGCCGGCCAGTGCGGCTAGGTCGCCGTCGGCGTGCCGTTCGTTCGCACTCATCGTTAGGTGGTACGACGCCGGCACGCGCCGGCCGGTCCTCTTCGTGTAATCGTAGAAACGGCACCCCGATAAGCCCGAAAATTTTCCAGGCAAATTTTCAAACAACGCCGGCGCTAGCCGTTCCCACGCGAGGTCACTGAGGACGTTCAAACGGACCGGCACTAGCGGACCGGTCCGCCGGCCTAGCCGGTCGACCGGCCGCCGTAGTTGCGTCCGCCGCAGTTCATCGGCCAACGCACGCACGAAGAGCGCCGGCACCGCGGCGAGTAGCGCCGTTTTCCACTGCCGGCCATCCTGCACCGATTGAATCCCACCCTTACCCGCCGTCGCTAGACAGACGGCACGGCATCCCGCAGACGATGCACGGCAGACGTTCCACCCCGACGTAGACGCCGGCGACAGTGACAGCCCGTAGGCGTTACTTTTGTCTAGTTTCACGTTCGCCTTAGGTGGGGTGAGGAGGTCCGCCGTTAACGGTTCGAATCCCATCCCGACCCGTGCGGCGATCATGGCCGCACGAAACGCCGCCCGATCCTCGCCCGTTAGCGGATGGATCGGATAGCCGCCGGCCGGCATGCCGGCCAATAGGTGCCGTTCAAGATCGGGAGCCCTACTCATCGTCCACCACCGAACGACTCGAGGACCGCCCACAACCGATCCCAATCACCCTCGGACGCCGGCGACGCTAGCAACGTCGCCCCATCATCCTCGCGGGTCACGACGACGCCGCCGTGACGCAGACGGACAACTACCGCCGCCGCGCCGTTTTCGGGCCTATTAAATCCCATGCCTACCCTTCCCGCCGGCGAACCTCGCCGACATCACCCGCGACCGTACTACACGGATCCGACCCGTGTCGACATAGTGACAACGTCCGACCGAACGGACCCACAGAACGACCATCACAACCGCGACGGATCCGCCATGGGTTACGCGCCGCCGGCGTCCGTCCGCCGGCAATCGGCGCGCCGGCCGGCGTTATGCATCCGACACGACGGACCAGGTCCGATAGGGGAGGGGTTTTTCGGCTTGAACTAGCGGAGCTGGGGCCTATTCGCCGTCTATGCACGATTCGGCCGCTTTATGCAGGATTATCGGATAGGGGAGGGGCCAGGCGCTGCAATCTAGCCGATCTGCTGTGCTGATAATGTCCATTATCTTGACAACGGACGGATCTCGGCCTGTCCCCCATCGAACGAATGTTCGCCGGCGAGCTCGAAGCCGACGAGCGTGCGAGCGCCTGTCCGCCCGACCCACCCCCCGAGGGGGGGCGGGGGGCGCGCACGCGTATATGTATAGATACCTATTCGGAGTGAGCGTTCAGGCCAGGACTCGTTGACCAGGGGTCAACTTTCTTGTTTGCCTGTGGGTAGTTCGTATCTGATATCTGATGGCACCCCTCGTCGGGGTGCCTATCTGATATCTGATCCCCCCCCAATGAAGAGATCGCACTGTCCCACATGGGACGGGGCGGGTTTGTAGTGGAGGTGTTGACATGCCGCAGAATGGTGGTGGGCGTGGCTGGACGGTGGGGTCGTCTGGTGAGCGTGAGATGCCTGAGCTTTGGGCTGAGTTGTTGGAGTGGTTGTTGCTGGGCTCTGAGCGGAGTCCTCGTACTCAGAAGGAGTGGGCTGAGGGTCGGGATATTCATGTTGATTCGTTGAGGCGCATTAAGCGTGATCCGAGGTTTGTGAAGGAGTGGGATCGTCGGTGTGCGGAGTTGAATATTCATCCTGAGCGGACGCAGTCGGTGATCGATTCGTTGTTCAGGTTGGCGTCGGATGGGGATGTGAAGGCGGCGTCTTTGTATTTGCAGTACATCGACAAGTTCACGCCGAAGCGGCGTGTCGTTGTTGATGATGAGCGTGCTGCTTCTGGTTTGTCGGATTTGGAGCTGGCTGACGAGTTGGAGGCTTTGGTCGCCGAGTTTCGTGATGTGGAGGTTGGCGATGAGGGCTGATCGGGCGGAGCAGATGGGGTTGTTGCGGGCTGCTCGTTCTGAGGAGCGCGCTAAGTTGCGTCGTGAGGTGTTCGCGATGCATGCCAGGGGGGTTCCTTGTCATGTCGGGTCTTGTTGTGCGTTGGAGCGTGAGGAGCGTGATGGCCGGTCCGAGGTTTGATGAGGATTTGGGGTGGCGTGAGGAGGCTTTTGGTGAGCATCCTGTGTTGGGTCCGTGGGGGGATCCGTTTTATGGCCCTGGTGCCGATGAGGTGTTGGAGTGCGGCATTGAGGATCCTGAGGTGTGTGAGTCGTGTCAGTGAGGGAGTGGGTGTTGTGCGGCGTGGTGACGGCCATGTTCGTGTTTGTTGCGTTCACGGTTTGGGGTTTGGGGCGGACGTTACAGTCGTTGTTCGATTAGGTGAAAGTTTGGATTGATCAGGATCTTTGCACGGGTGATGGGATCTGTGCGGAGATTTGTCCGCCGATTTTCGAGATGGCTGACGACGGGTTGGCTTACGTCAAGGAGGAGCATTGGAAGTCGCTTGCTGGTCCCGAGGGCGGCAAGGGTGATCCTGTGTTGAAGATGGCTGAGGGGACGGCGTCGGTGTCTGAGGAACTCCTCGAGGCTGTTGTAGAGTCTGCTGAGGAGTGTCCTGGTGAGTGCATTTTTATCGAGGTGGGTTGATGCCTGACGTTTGTTGGCAGTACAGGAAGGGGGCCCCACAGCGCGGTGAGCACGAGTGGCAGTCTTATGCGACTGCCACGAAGTGGGATTGGGAAGAGTGCCGGCATTGCGGCCAGATGCGTAATGTCACGCCTCGGTGAGCTCCGCCAGGAGGCGGAGTGGCGGAAGTGTGTTCGTAGCGAAAAGTATTTCCTGGAGCATTACTGGTATATAGCTCATCCTGCTGAGGGGCGCATTCTGTTCAAGTTGCGGAAAGCCCAGGCGGAGGCTTTGGAGCATTGGGGCGAGTACCGGTATTCGTTGTCGTTGAAGGCCCGCCAGATCGGGTGGACGACTTTGGTGGCCGCCCACCAGTTCTGGTTGGCGTTCTTCCACCCTGATCAGAACATCATCGATCTGTCTCGCACGGAGCGCGAGTCGGTGTTGTTGTTGCGTAAGTCGAAGTACGGGTTTTCCCACATGCCGAAATGGATGGTGGATCGGGGCCCGAAGTCGCTGATTGAGCATCAGCAGAAGATGGGGTTTGCGAATGGTAGCCAGATTACTTCGATGCCTTCGGCATCCGATCCTGCTCGAGGCGAGTCAGCGACGCTGGTTGTGGTTGACGAATGGGCGTTCCTCCCTAACGCTGAAGAGGCGTGGGCTTCTATAGAGCCGGTTGCCGACGTTGGCGGTCGCATCATCGGCCTGTCGACCGCTAACGGGTCGGGAAACTTCTTCCACGGACTGTGGGTAGGTTCGACGACTGGTGCGAACAAGTTTGAACCAATGTTTTTTCCGTGGTCTGCGACCGAGGACCGCGGGCCGGCATGGTACGAAGAGAAGAAACAATCGATGCTGCCGTGGCAGCTCGCTCAGGAATATCCGACGACACCCGAGGAGGCGTTCGTCAAGTCAGGCAACCCTGTGTTCGACCTGGACTTGTTGGAGGAGATGCAACGTCAGGTCCGGTTTGGGGAGTCGGGGTATTTGCACAGGGTGTCGGCTAGGGCTGTGGAGTTTCGCCGATGAGTTTGGAGGTGTGGGTTCATCCGAATCCGCAGCATGGCTATGTGATGGGGGTGGACACCGCTGAGGGTTTGGGGCATGGCGATTATTCGTGTGTCCACGTTTTGGATTTGAACACGGGGGAGCTGGTCGCTGCGTGGCATGGGCACATTCCGCCTGATGCTTTGGCTGACGAGGTTTTGTCGTTGGGGCTCTGGTATCGGGACGCCTTGTGTTGTGTCGAGTCGAACAATCATGGTTTGACGACGATCACGATGTTGCGCCAGTTGGGGTATCCGAATCTGTTTCGGCGCCGTTCGTTGAATCAGGCGACTTCTAAGGTGTCCCAGGAGTTTGGGTGGAAGACGACTCGGACGACGAAGCCGTTGATGATTGACGATTTGTCGATGGCGTTGCGGAACAACGAGTTGACGATCTATGACCGTCACACGATTGCCGAGTTGCGGACGTTTGTCCGCAATGATCGGGGGTCGATGTCGGGGTCTCCTTACGATGATCGTGTGATTGCTTTGTCTTTGGCGAATCAGATGCGGAAGTACGCGTATGCGCCTGAGTTTGTGCAGAAGGTCGACGATTACTGGACTGTGGACTGGTTTGCCCGTTTGGGGGACCGTTCTGGTGCTGTGGGTGACGATTTGCGGATCGGTGGCACGACGGTGCGTGGGACACCGTATTTGTCTAAGTAGGGATCCCTACAATCCGAGAGGTGCCTTTATGGCAGTGAAGAACTTCGTGGCGTTTACGAACGGTACGGAAACCATCGATGGCCCGAAGGGGCAGAACAACAGGATGGAGCGCGGCGGTTCTGTCGTGTCGAATCCGATTTGGGAGCCGGCGGCACCGCAGTCTCCGAAGCAGCGGTTCGGCGACCCGAAGTACGCCAATCAGACTGGCGACTACGGGGAGATCAGCGTGCGTGAAACGCCGGTCAACCAGCATGGCATCGTCGGCAAGGTTGAGCCTGCGAAGCCGCAGCCTGACCTGAAGGGCCACAACGCCGCCCCACATACCAAGCGTCCGTAACTGTGGCGGTTCTGCCACCTGATGCGACGTTCGACGATTTCGTTTCATATACGGAATCTGTTCGGGGGCCTGTGGGTTCGGATGAACTCAGAGACCTCTGGGAGTGGCGTCAGAAGCTCCTGACGTTGCGCGTCGACACGAGGGTGGGTTACCGCTCCCAGTTGCCTGCCGATGAGCAGCATCTGTCTCGCCGCGAGTTGGGAGACAAGCGGTACCAGGAGGCGAAGTCTCAGGGTCGCAATATCGAAAGGTTGCCTGACAAGGCGTATTTCTGATGCCTCGCAAGACTCGCGGTGAGACCCTGGATCAGTACCGGCAGCGCATTGATCGTGCGCGTCGTTGGCGCGACCAGGAGGGTCTCGATGAGACTTGGTGGCGGCTGAACGACCTGTACCGTGGCCGGCACTGGCCTCGGTCGACGACGGCGCAACGCGATTTGATCGCTGTGAATCTGTCGTTTTCGACGGTGAACGTGATCGCCCCGTCGGTGTCGGTAAACCATCCGAAGATTGTCGTTTCCGCCAATGAGCCTCAGAACAGCGACAGGGCCGCCTTTGTGGAGGCGGTCGTGAACCATATGTGGCGGCATCACGATTTCCGCACTCCGTTCCGCCGTGCCGTGAAGGACTTTTTGATCTTCGGCCACGGCTGGGTGAAGGTCGGTTGGAAGTTCGTCGAGCAGGAGATGTCGCTGTCGGATGCCGAGCAGCAGGACATGCTCGATCAGGCCATTTCGGAGGT